GCCAAAAACGACAGTTTGCAAGAGACAAGTATTATAACACGCAAGATGACGTAAAACCTATTAATATAGAACGTAAGTCTGATGAAGGCGACTACGCCTCTATCAGAAGAGGGCAGTATTACCAAGCTTTCGTAAGCGAAGGTATAGCTGATGAAGTTGCAACTGGCGACATGACAGTGGCACACGCAGCTTCCCTCCTTGGTTGCACACCTGCTACTGTCAGTCGCATGCTTGGTGCATTTAAAGTAGATAGTAGAAACGAAATAGCAGCAGAAGATTGGGAGTTATCAGAGGATGCTAAGTCTGCATTAGAAAATTTTTCCGACTTCCGACAAAGATACTTTAGAACAGAACTAGGAGAAGTATACGACACCGCAGATTTTCATACTGAATGGATTAATAACATTATAGATAGTATAGAAAACGGTAAAGAGTTATTAATACTGTCACCCCCACGACATGGAAAGACTGAATTATTAATACACTTTGCTGTTTATCAAATATGCAAAAACCCTAACGTACGTATTATGTGGGTAGGTGGTAACGAAGACATTGCTAAGAACGCATTATCTGCTGTACTTGATGTATTAGATACTAATGAAGAATTAAGAGAAGCATATTGTATGCCTGGTACAAACTTTAAACCAGACAATAGGTCAGGTAAGAACTGGTCACAAAATCAATTTACTGTAGGTACTAGAACTGTTGCAGGTATTAAGTCACCTACTATGGTTGCTGTAGGTAAAGGTGGAAAGATATTATCAAGAGACTGCGATATTATTATTGCTGACGACATTGAAGACCATCAAACAACTATGCAACCTGGTGCAAGAGAAAGTACAAGACAATGGTGGACTACAACATTATCAAGTCGTAAAGAGGAACATACTGCAATAGTAGTTATTGGTTCAAGACAACATCCTGATGATTTGTATAATCATTTACTTGAATCAGATAACTTTACAACTATTGTTGAATCTGCACACGCATTAGATTGTGATATACCAGAACATTTAACTGAGGAACATATTGATTGTATGTTATGGCCAAGTAAACGTACACACAAATGGTTAATGTCTAGATTACATTCTGCTGAATCTACAGGTGGTAGACAAACATTTGAAATGGTTTATTACAATCAAGCATATGTAGAAGGTACGCAAATATTTACTATGAACATGATTGACCAATGTATGCGACCTGACTTAGTACTAGGACAAGTATATAAAAATTTATATTTAGTTGCTGGACTTGACCCTGCATCTAGTGGTTACCAAGCAAGTGTATTGTGGGGTATAGACCAGTACAGAGGTGAATTATATTTAGTTGATTTAGAAAATAAACGTGGCGGTGGTGTAAGAGCTGCATTAGACCAAATGGCTATATGGTTACATGAATACGATTGTAGACATTGGATAGTAGAAGAAAACGGATTTCAAACTGCTATACGACAAGACGCATCTATAAAAGAATTTACTTTACGTACAGGTATAACAATACAAGGACATATGACAGGTAAAAATAAACATGACCCATTGTATGGTGTTGGAGCTATGGCTGATTTGTTTGAAAATAGAAGAATACATTTACCTACTGGTGATGGAGAATCTAATGCAAAAGTACAGAAATATAGGCAACAACTGTTATACTTTGATGGAAAACCTGTTTCTAAAAGAAACAAAGAGAAGACCGATATAGTTATGGCTAGTTGGTTTCCAATGAAAGTTTTTAGACGTATGCAAAAAGAGCATGCTGCTGATATAGGGTTAGACTACAATCCTAGTTATGGAGATTATAAGATGACAAAAATAAATGAGGCACCTTGGGGATAGAAAATCTAGATATAAAAAACTATGATGAAATAGTTAAAAATGCAGCTGAACTTGTATCAGGTAAATTAGTACAAGAACGACAAGTACAGAAATCTAGAATAAAAGCAATTCTTAATGGTGGTGCAGATGGTATAAAAGCTTTACTAGGTAATACAATGGAAACAAGTGATGCTGATTTATTACCAGCTCCTAACATGTTGCAATCTGGTATTGACCGACTTGCACAAAAAATATCTGGAATACCTCAAGTTAGAGTAGATGTACCTAACGATAATGATTCAAATAGAAGTAAAATACGTGCAGAAAAATTAGAACGTATTGTTTCTAACTATGATGATAAACAAAATTTATTAGCACAAATACAACAAGCTGCAAGATGGCTACCTGGTTATGGATTTGCTGCATGGGTTATTACAACTAAAAGAGATAAGAATGGTTTCTTTTATCCTAGTGCTGAACTAAGAGACCCTTATGATACATTTCCAGGTAACTTTGGTCCTGACCAACAACCTAGAGAAATGGCAGTATTAAGACGTGTACCTAGATATAAACTAGCACAGATATATCCAGAGTTTGCAAATGAAATATTAAAAAAAGATGAAGATGCTGAAGAAGCAACACCTGATACTGCTACACCATTTTTATCTTATGAAAACAATAGAGAACAAGGTTGGGAAGACAATACATATTCTGGTGTAAGAATTATTGAATATTACGACATGGGTGGTACTTATGTTGTATTCCCAGAACGTAACATGATACTTGACTTTATACCTAATGTATTATCTACACCACCTTTTGTATTTATGAAAAAAGTTTCTTTTGACCAACTAAAAGGTCAATACGACCATGTCATAGGATTAATGGCTATGATGGCAAAGATTAACATAATGTCTGCAATTGCAATGGAAGATTCTGTATTTACAGAAACTAACATATCTGGAGAGATAGAATCAGGACAATATAGAAAAGGTCGATTTGCTGTTAATTATCTAGCTCCAGGTACACAAGTTTCTAAACCAATGAACAATATGCCATATCAATTGTTTCAACAAATAGATAGGTTGGAAAGACAGTTGCGTATGGTAGGTGGTTACCCTGTTACAGATGACTCACAGTCACCTAACTCTTTTGTTACTGGTGCTGGTTTGTCAGAACTTAATAGCACTATGTCATTAATGATATCTGAATATAGAGATGTTATTAAAAATGCTATGGTTCAAATGGATGAGAAACGTTTAGAAATGGATGTTGTATTATCTTACACTACAGGTGTTACTAAAAAACCTATGGCAGGTTTTCTTAATGGTTCTGCATTTGCAGAAAACTACCAACCACTTGCTGATATTGGTGGTGACTACAAAACAAGACGTATCTATGGTGTTATGGCTGGTTTTGATGAACCACAAAAAATTGTAACTGGGTTGCAATTATTACAAGCAGGTGTTATAGACGTAGAAACCTTACAAGATAATATTGATGGTTTAGAAAATATAGCAAAAGTACAAGAACGTATACGTAAAAACAAAGCTGAATCAGTATTATTTGACAGTATATTAGCTAGGTCTGCACAAGGTGATGCTGCAGCTACTATGGCTGCAATAGCTATTTATGAGTATCCTGGAGCTGTAACAGAAATTATGAAACAGTTCTATACTCCACAAGAGCCACAGATGTCACCAGAGGAAGAAGCTATGATACAACAACAAATGATGCAACAGCAATTAGGAGGACAAGGTGGATTACCAACTATGGCACAGGCATTTGGAATATAAAAGAATGCAAGATTATTTTGATGTAGAGTTTTGGGATATCGTGCATGAAGAGTACGGTGTAACAGATGAAATGGATATACTTTCAGAGAATGTATTAGAGATAATAACTCCTATGCCTGGAGTAATTGTTTTAATAACAAAGGAATTTCATAATGGCAAAGAATCGTAATAGAGGCGGATACAGGCAACCAAATAAACCAGCTGCAGTAGCTACACCACAAGGTGGGCAAAGAACTGATGGTGGACCAGGAAGCAGTAAACAACCTCTTAGAAGATTACCTGATGCTGATTATGGACAAAATAAAGCATTTGTAGAACAACAACAAGCAGCACCATTACCTGTTGCACAAACTATGGATGCGTCTCCTAACGTGTTTGTACCTACAGAAAGACCAGGAGAACCTGCTACAGCAGGAGTTCCTTTTGGTGAAGGACCTGGTCCTAATAAAGTACAAGATAATGTAGATGCAGTATTGAATGCAATATACGAATTAAACCCATCTCCTGTTGTTTTAGAAATAATAAACAATAGGAACAACTAATGGGTTTCTTTACATATGACCGTAACTCTTACTATGACTATT